TATTAAAACATCACTCAACACATCATTTATTCCCCAAGTTAATATACAATTTGTTGACATTAGGGGACTATCGTTTTTTAATCAAAAAAATTCACCATATAGAGTATTGTTTGATTTTCCACCACCAATTTTTAATTTAAAAATTAAGGGATTTTATGGAAAGACTTTGAATTATGAATTACATTTGGTTAAATATACAACAGAATTTAAAGCAGATAATGGTAATTTTATAATCGATGCCCAATTTGTTGCAATAACATATGCACCATTGAGCGATATATTATTCAGGTACTCAATTAACTTCCCATTGATAGATGCTGGTACTACATTAACACCAGACCCTAATTTACCACCAAGAAATACCAATGAATTAATATTAAAGTCTAAAAACTTATATTCAGCAATAAATAATAAATTAAAAACAGATGATATTACCAAACAATATGACAGTACCCTAGCTAAAATTGGTCAAAATGCTTCTATATTGGGAATTTTGGGTAATTTTAAAAGTGATTTAGGTACAAAGGGTACTCCATACATTTTTGTTAATGATGTGTCTCTATCTGAAAACGCATTTAGTGCAAACCAAACGTCCACTCTAATTATATCAAATGTTTTAAATTATCCACCAACCGAAATAAACGCACAATCGGTTATAACTCAGTTGACAAAATTATCTGATTATGATTCTCGAATAGAATTACTCTCAACAAATACCGTGCCTTCAAAAATTAATGATAGGCTATATATTGGATTTATGATTGGTGTGAATAGAGCACCACTTGTATCCAATGATCCAACGGAAATAAATAAGATATTAAAAACATACAGAGCGTTATTGTTAAAAAGGGTAAAAGATGCTGCTGGGACAATTCAATTTGTTGATACCGATGTTTCACAACCAATTGTTTTTAATAACAACTATAATATTAAAGACAATCGTAGTGATACTGAAGTAACTTCAAAATATATTGCAATTGATGTCACAGTTTTTTATTTGAAACTATATAGACAACAAATTGAATTAAATAAAAATAAAACTGAACTTAGCTCAACAATTAACACTAAAATTAATAGTATGTTTTTAAGTGAGCTTGGTATGAGACCAACAATCTATAATATATTTAAAATTCTATTGAATGATGTTGATACTGTTTTTAATAAATTAAGATCAACATCATTTGATGCAGAGGGGCATCATAATGATAGTGCTAATAGGGGAATAATTGCTGGAAGCCAAATGAATGATTCTGGTAATAAACCTGATGAGAGAATATATTCTTTTCCATTGATAATTGACAAAAAACAAATAACTGGTGGTCTTCGAGAAGAAAGAGTAGCACCCACCAGATTAAATCAATTATTACCAACACCGTTTCCCGAAAGTATTTTGGTTAATAAATTTATTGAAACTTTCACAACCCAAAGAAACGTAAATGCACTTGCTAACATGAAATCTGAGCAAGATGCTGACGGTACAAATAAATGGTTTCCAATATCACCGTTAGATTCTAAGTTATCAAGTAGTAATGTTTCGAGTCCATATGCTGGCATTGATACTAGTACTGGCGGTGGACAACAATCAATTAATCTTAATCCTGATAAGAGAATAACACAAATTCTTAAAATTATTTTAGATAGATTCTATGTGCTTACACAAAGTTCACTTCCTGAGAAATTTTATGGTAATAGTGATGCAAGTCAAGCGTATGTGGAATTATATGCAAATGCCGAAGCCACTAACCTAGCTACGTCAATAACCCAAACAAATTATGCTTCTGTTGTGAAAGAATTTATGTCAAAATTTGCCAATAAATCAGTTGATGAATTTTACACCTATTTGGATACTGCCGAATTTATTGATGCATATAGCTTCCCAAATGATAGTAAATTTGTAATTAATGGGGCATATGTCGAAAAAACCCACCCAAATTATTCTGGCTCAATGATTTATAATGCTGATATTCAAAAACAAATACCAATAGATGGTGGTACAAAACCCATTAATAAGTTTGCTAGTGGTGTAAAGGGTTCTTGGTTTAGTAGAATATTTAAAAGCAGTTTACCCGAAGCATCATACGTATTTTCAAACGAAAATGTATTATATATTATAGATGATTGTGTTAATGACAATAAAGTGGTTAATGACAAAGTTGTTAAATATAATAATGTTAATCTTGATACAAGATATATTGCGCCCACATTATTAATTGGAAGAGCACAAGGTCCTCCCGATAAAATAGGTATTCAAAGCGGTGGTTATCATTCTACAAAAGAATCAATTAATTTATTGCTTAATAATGGTAATTCGGACATTTCCAAAATTGGGGGAAATATTTATTCGTTTGCAAATAGTTTGGACTTTTTTAATAATGTATGTGATGTGTGGGCAGACCAATTATCGAAAAATAATAATGATGATGCGTTATTTAATGATTCGTTAATATCTGGTTATCCTATTGATGCATCAACATCAAAATTAGGCGCACTATTATTTTTATCTAATTTTGGATTTACATTAAGTCCATTTAATATTGTCCCAAAAAATTTAAACGAAATTATTTTTCAAAACCCAGCAGCAATTGGTGTTCCCAAATATCTCCCAGCATATATTGGTGCACTTGTCGATGCAAGCGATGATTTTATAAATCAGTTAAAAGATTTTTATCTTATGGGCTCTGGAAAGGGTTTAGATAGTGCAGGTTTATTTGTTTTTGCCGATATTCACGATGTTAATAATTATCTCTCAATTAAAGATAAAGAAGTGTTTAAAAATGCATATGATTCGTTTTTTGATAATATATACAAAAATGATGTCCATCCGCAACTAATTAAATTATACGAAGAGGTTAAAATAATGGTTACAGCTGGAAAAACTAAGATCGATTCATATAAAATATTATTAAACCCAACATCAAAAGAAGATAAGGGTGGAACATTTTTCCAGCCAGTACTACAACCATTGATTAGTGAAACAAATATTCTTTGTTATAGTCAAAATACGTTTAAAAATATCGCAACACCCTTAGCATATGTGTCACTAAAAACAATAAATGATTTGGCAGCCAAAAAAACTGGTAATAATGAAAATATTAAAACCATAAATGACAAATATTTTAAAATATTTTTTCCCAAGGTTGTTGAATTAATAGGTGCAAAACAAAAAGAAACTAAAGAAGCTGAAGAAGAAAACAAAAAATTAACTGGGGATGAGGATATTATAAATCAGACGTATTATTCGTTTAAAAATATTAATGATAAGTGGCTATGTAACCCAGATTCAAAATCTAGTAAAGGCTACCCATTTGCAAAAAACGGTAAAAATCTGATTGATTTATTTGCATTTGTTGATAGAGCAATGAATCCTATTGGTGATACAATAATAAATGCTGAATCACTGATTGAATTGGCTGAAGATACTACAATCTCAATTTTCACTGTATTATCTAGAATAATATCCGAAAATGGGTTTGTGTTTTTTCCTATTCAAAATTTTATGAGAACAGATGACTTGAAATCGTGGGAAGATTGCTTTAAAATAGACCCAAATGGTGATATTGAACAAACACCAGCATATATATGCATGTACGTTGGTGGCACATCAAGTTATCCTAGCAACATTAATAATGGGTTTAAAGAAGATGGTATTGAAAATATTGGAACTACAGATGTTTCAGACTTCAACACAAAACCAGAGATGCCTGTAGCGAGTGATGATAATCAGGTTGAAGGTAGTGGATTCAATTTTTATAGACAAGTTCGAGCATTTAGAGTAAGATTTGGTGAACAAAATCAATCAATGTTTACTGACATAAAGATAGATAGTAAAGAGTTTCCAGAAACCAATGAATCACTAAAAATTCTTTCGAAATTGGCTGGTGATAATAAGTTAAATGCGCCAATACCAAAAGGGCAAAACTTATATAATGTATATGAAAATAGAGCATATAAGGCAACAATAACTGGTTTTGGAAACGTTATGATTCAACCAACACAATATTTTCAATTGGATAATATACCAATGTTTAACGGGGCATATTTAATATTATCTGTTGAACATACAATTGAGCCAAATAAAATGATGACATCATTTTCTGGAACAAAAATTCTTAAGTTTCCCGTACCTAGAGTATTAAGTCCTTCTGCAATCATTGGGTATGATGGTGGGGACTCAAACGACACCTCAACAATTGGTGGTGCATCTGCTGGTCAACTTAGTGGTGGTGTTACTGCTGGCAAAGGCACTGTTAGTAATGCTAATAAGGCTAAATATAATTCAATGTATACATTTAAAATTCAATAATATGGGATATGTAAAATTAACTGTTGATGGTAAAAATTTTATTAAAAAAGCTTGTGACAGTAGTACTTCGAAAATTAGGGGTAAGAATAGTTATGTATTACCCTATTGTGAACCAAAAACTTTACCTGACAAAGAGTGGGTGTCAAATTCAAAATATAATGGTAAATTAATCACCACAAATGGGGAATTAGCCGAAGCTCTGATTGGTTGGTATGATAAATTCGGTCAAACTTACCAAATGGATGCAAATGTTCTTGCAGCACAAGCATATCAAGAATCGGCATATATTATATGGAATTATGCTCAAACAAGTACAGCGTCTGGCATTAGTCAATTTTTAAGCACTACAGTATTTGATATTATATTAAATGGTAGTTCTTCGTTTACTTCCGAAGAAAAGGCAGCTATTACTAAGGGGCTTACTGGCAATCTAAATAGTATTAATGCTTACAAAGTAGCATTCCCAGAGGGAAAGTTAAATAGAGCAACAATGCACCAAAATATTATAGACAATCCCGAAATTATGATTAAAGCACAATTTGTATATATGAAAAGTATTGCAAATAAGCACAGTTCATTAACAAGTAATGCGTTGTTTGGGTATAATCGAGGACCGGGGTTCATTAGACCTGCATATACCGACTCTATTACTGCTGCTAGTTTATTTAGAGGGGAAAAGGGTGATATTGTTGGCTATGAGAGTGAGGGTGTTGATTATGTTTACAAAATATTTAATATGCTGGGAAATAAAAATAATTCAAATTTAAAGGGTTATTATTTTGGATATGATTTGGGAATGGATAAACCATTTAACAACTTCGAAGCTGATATTAAAGAAACAAAAAATAGGGGGGATGGTTAAAAAAAGAGCTACTTAAAGTAGCTCTTTTTTTAACTCATATAAACCTATTATATCATCATTCACGCTAGACTTATTATATTTAGTTTCCTTTATTTTTTGAATTGCTTTTAAGATATTATCTTTAACACTGTCTTTATTTACTTTTTCTAAAATTAATAGATTTTCATCTTTATAGTATTCCAAAAGTTCTTCCTTTTCTTTATCGTTATAAGTAATTAATTTTTGAAATAGATTTCTATCGTCTTCATTTAATGACTCATATTTTTTATTAAATTTATTTACGGCAATTTCAATAATATTATCATTTATTTCTTGAACCTCAACATTCTCAACCAACATTTTTTTAGGTTCTTTAATATGGTTTAAAACAGTTGTGAAAGATTCGTGAATACAATCAACATCCACATCGGAATAATCTTTAAGTGATTCTTTAATTAAATTATCGATAGCATTGTATAACAATATTTTATTATTACCTGAGTCATCTATCTCAGAAACAAATGGTTTTAGTTTTTTACGTTCTTCGTTGATTTCTTGAATCGTATATATCTCAAATAATTTGATGTTTTGATCAATATAACGAGTTGCAGTCACATCGTTCTCAATATGTTTATTTTCAATATTGTTAAATACCCTGAATTCCAATTGCAATATTGGTGAATTCTTAATAACATCTATAAAATTGGAAGTTATTTTCTTTGACTCCTCAATCAAGTTGTTATTAAAATAAGAATCTTTCAATTTATTTGAAATCATGAAATTAACAATTCCAATGTTGATATTTTTCATATGACTTAATTTGATTTATTATAAATACTGCAATAATGTTAAATGTTTATTATATTTTATATGTTAATGAAATGCTTAAACTATTCTGTTAAGTCAATGCTCTCAATGTCCTCAAAATTAATGTCTTCTGCAATATTCTCTTTTCGTTTTCTGTTGATACCCGCAGAATTCTTCAATAAAACATCAATTTCGTCAACCATTTTATTTGCATTGTTATTTAACTCATCATTTTTTTCGTTATTTTCGTTTATAATTTTTTTGTTTTTATCAACATTTTTATGTTCAGGTTCTATACTATTACCGAAAACAGTTCTCTCAAGATGTTTATTAAAATTCTCTTCACTTAATCTGCCCTCGGCTACTGGTGGTAGTCCTCCCATTTCACCACCTGCTGGTGGCATACTGCCCATATCACTTCCAGTTGGTGGTAATCCAGCCGCTCCATTTGCAGGCGGTAAACCGCCCATTTCACCACCCATTGGGGCTGACGGTAATCCACCTCCACCCGCTGGTGGCAAACCCCCCTCAGTTCCACCCGAAGGAGCACCAATAATTGCACCCTCTGGTTCGGCAAATCTCTTATCAATGTCAGCAAACAAACCAGTTTTTTTAATTTGTACTGGAGAGTCAACGAGTTCTTGCTTAATAACCATTTCCATTTTCTGTTGTTTCAAGTCCTCAACAATTGCTCTATCGCTCATGTTAAATATTAAACGTTTTGCGTTCGTGTGTGACATTGCTGCAATACCACCCTCACTACGAGTTAACTCAGTATATGTTTGTGCTTTATCGCGCATTAATTCAGACTTCAATAATTCTTGCTGTATTGATGGATTGGTTAATGTTAATTGAAAACTATTCAAATCCTCACCAGTGTAACCTAATAAATATAAATGAACCATTGCCATTTTATTAAGTTCCTGAATGATTGCTTGTTGAATACGATTTATTTTCTTTGCAAAACGTATATCATATTGTGCCATATTCTTACCAGCACCAGCAGCATCTTGAAATGAAAGAAATGGTTTTGGGACTCCAAGCCCTATAAAAAGATTGTCACGAAGATATTCAATGTCTGCAATGGCATCTAGATTGCTATTTTTTGTGAATATTCCACAGGTTAATGCGAAGTTGTGATAGTTATGAAATTTTTCGTCTCCATCAATAGTAATTGTGCCAGTATCTTGTTTTTCAACTAAAAATTCGATTGAAACTATTTTATGATTATAACAAGGAATTTTTTCCGTGAAGTCCTTCCAATCGGCATAGTTAAAAAATCTAATTAATTTTAATATGTTTTTCCTGCCAAATTTATTAAAAGATTTGAAAAATGGTTTATTTTTATTGAGTTCAATAAATTTGTTTTTAAATTCATTATTTTCTGTGTTAATATATTCAACTAGCAATTCTAATCTATCATCATTATCGTTAACGAACTCAATGATAAAATCCAAAAGACTGTTATCGTATGTGTATGATTGAGATATTTTAATTTTATTATTAATTTCAACATTATCTCTAATTCTTTTGCCGTTAATGCGCATTTTTTCTTTATATTCTGGGGTTTGCATAACCTCCCTTAGTTTATCTCTAGATTTTTCTGTTTGTAGCCTTGTGGTACTATTATCAACAAATTTATTATATTCTATTTCGGACAAACTATTTAGTTTTTCTTTTCTTTTTTTACTAATATTCTTATTTCTGGCAATTTTATCATCATCATTTAAATTATCGTAATATTTAAAAAATCCATCGTTTAGTTTTTTCGCTCTTTCTACCATGTCAACCTCAGACATGTTTTTAATTCCTAAATATGAATGATATTTAAAGTGGTCAATATGTGACATTGAAACCAAGTTATTTGGATTATTATTATAACGATTAAAATCAACATGATGTGTTACATATTTATCATCGTTAACATGTCTTTCATCAAAAATAAAATCATTGTTAACATTGTTGCTTTTCATGTAATTATTAACCATCCTATGAGTGTATATCCAATCATTGGTGGAATGATCGTAAATCATTTCATATTCTTTATCGTATTTTCCATTGCTTGTGCTTGATTTTATTTTCTCAAATTTTTTATTAAACGCCCACATTGATTCACCTACATTTAGATCTTTAGCTTCTTTAGTCCCATTAAATTTAGTTGGAAATTTATGGTCTGGAGTACATGTAATCGATTCGCCATTATCTAGAGTAATTTTTAATACCTCAGTATTCTTTCTAGTAATACCCGCCCATGTAATTGGAGAGGGTACAATCAATCCGTTTTCGGGATTAATGGAATATGTCCATAATTCTTTACCCTCGTTAAATTCGTTAATAATGTCATTTAACGTAATACTTCTGCCATCAAGTAAATCTATATTTGTGTTTAAAGCCAAACATGCCCCTGCCAATGTATCAATACCCGTTTGAGAATTTGAATTCCTCATTGGTAGGAAATAATCTTCGTCATTCCCCAACATATTGAAACGATAATCTATTTGACCGTCATTTGGAGAAACATTAGCAGTTTTTTTAAATTTGGTCGCTACTTTATAAATATAATCCTCAATATCATCTTCGTCAATGTTTCCAACATCAATTTTAAATACCTTCTTTTCTCCAGCACGAATAATACGATATGTTAACATCGCATCTTCTGCCATAACGAGTTGTCTAAATACCCTTCTAACTTTATTTAAAATTGATGACCCATATGGTAAATATTTATCATCACCAAGTAATCTAAAATGCGCAATTTCAAAAGTATTAAATTCATCACCAGTCATTCTTTCCTTAAACTTAACACTTGGTTTTCCGTTTTGAATTCTTTCAAATCTTTCAATTTCATAATTAACCATTTGCTTCACATGTGAAATGCCTTTTTTCGGTTCACCGTAAAGTAATATGAAATTATCACCATATTTACAATTTGAAACAAACACACCATTTCTTGTATGCACACCATTTTCATTTTTACTACACACAGGAAAATTATGTCTATCTTGCTCACCATTTTTACCAACAACCTCCATACAATAAACATCATGTTTTTCTGCAATTCTTTCTATTGATAATACTTTGTGATTGATTATTGTTTCCAGTTCTTTTTTCTGTTGCTTTGTTTTAGAAATGGCATACGTTCTTTTAAAAATTGTTTGATTAATTATATTCGGATTAATTTCCAAATTAAAATCACAATAATTTTTATTCGTTTTTCTTTTAATTAAAAAATTTAAGGTTCTTGTATTAATTGATTTATATAAATCCTTATTTTTATTAAAATGGTTATTAATTTCGGTGAAACGACCCATAAAATTATTATCGGCTTTTAAAAGCTGAGTCAATTTATTGGTATCGACATACTTTTGACTGTTTTTAATGTAATTAACAATAATGTCTAAACAATGGTCATCAATAATTAAAGTCATTTTATTTTTAACCATATTTTGATATTCTTGGTTAGACCATAATTCATTCATTCTATTTTTACGAATAACATCATGTTCTTCATGTAGTGAACTATTATTATATTCATTAAAATATTTTGGATAAATTCCAGACATTTCGTTTGATAACCTATTTTTTCTTTTTTCGGAGCGCAAATATTTATCTATACCCAACATTCTGTTTTTCTTAACGTCTTCCCTTTGTAATATTATGTTTGCATGTTCATTATGATATTTAAAATGTTCAGAAATAGTCATTCTTGATAAATTCGAAGGATTGTTATTTTTTTTATTAAAATCGATGTGATGTGTACAATATTTTTCATTATCGTTTGATTCTTTAGATGAATCGGTAACACATTCTTCGCTAACAAATCTATGAGTAAATTTAAAATAGTTACTATTTGGATTAAATACCTTTTCATATCCAACAATACCATCTTTATTTTTTATGCTTAAATTAGTGTAAAAAGGCATTAAGCTAACACCTTCCTTAAGTTCATCTGCCCTCACATACGTGCCGTTCCTGAGCAAATACTCGTGATCTGGAGTTGTTTCAATATAAGTACCATCATCAAAAGTAACTTTCAAAATTTCACTATTTTCCCTAGTTAAATCACACCAAATTACTTTACCTGCAACAATTTTTTTGGTGTGGTCTTGAACAGAATATGTCCAAATTTCATCATTTGGATTGTTTTTTAATCTTTCAGATAATTCCTTTATTGTAATTTCTTCACCGTTTAATAAAGGAATTATGCTATCATGTTTAATAGGCAAATTCCTTGTCCAAAATGGAAGATTAACATTTACATTAACAATATCATAGAAAAATTCTTCTAATAATGATTTTATTCTTTCCTTACTGGAATAAATATTCAACATCTTACCGTCATAACCAATTGAAGTGGCTTCTTCCATGAATAAATCTAAGGCAGAAGAGATGATTGGATAGTATTCCATGCCTTCATAATCGATGTATGCAGGCAGTCTTGCTGCCTCATACTGAAGAGCCTTTTGGAATCCTCTATCCGTAGTTCTAAAGAATTTACTTTGAAGTTCTTTTTTTTGTTGTAATTCTAAACCTTTTCTTTGAATTTCTTCTGGGCTATTACCTTTAATAATAACCTTGGTCTCTTTGGTTGGTATTATTGAATTAGCTGCTTGTGTTTGGTCTTGAAATCCAAATCCATCAAGATTTAAAAGTGCATTTAGTTCTTGATATATAGTTCCCTTTTTTCCTTGCTCTGCCATTTTATAAAATATTATAATTTATTATAAATACTGAATTAATTTCGAAAATTCATATATAAATACTATTTATATGTATATTTGTCAAATTATTAATTCTGGGATAGCGAAATAATGAAAGTTGATGTTTTTATTGAAAGAGGAAATTTAAAGCATAATAATAAATACGATTATTCGTTGATTATTGAAAAGCAAATTAGAGAAAAATTTGAAATTATTTGTTCCATTCACGGTGTCTTTAAACAAAGAGGCGATGCACATTTAGGGGGACAGGGATGTGGAATTTGCGGCAATTCTATTTTAAAATCTCAAGAAGAGTTCATTAAAAAATCTAATTTAGTTCATAATAATAAATATGATTATTCTAAAGTAAATTATATTAACAGTAAAATAAAAGTGATAGTTATTTGTCCTACTCATGGAGAATTTGAAATAACACCAGATAATCATGTTTCTAAACACGGCTGTTCAAAATGTAAATTATCTCAGGGGGAATTGGATATAATTAAGATTCTTGAAGAACATTCAATAAAATATATTAATCAAAAGAAATTTGATGGATGTATTAATAAACGAAAACTATCTTTCGATTTTTATTTACCTGATCATAATGTTTGTATTGAATATGATGGTATTCAACACTTCGAATCCATTGAATATTTTGGTGGTGATAAAGAGTTTAAATATATAAAACACAAAGATAACATCAAAAATAACTATTGTCTATCAAATAATATTAAATTATTCAGAATTTCACACAATGAAAATCTTCATCAAGAAATGAGTAATATTATTTCTTCTCTAAACCACTAAATAGCCATGCGTTTGCAATATATGGATTTAAATTAGATGAATTGCTTGGTGACATCATCGGTTTATTTTTGGGTGCACCATTTCTTTCCATTTCGCTTATGTCATTATTTGTTAAAAGTGCGTTAATTAATTTTTCCGAAATCCCTTTACTTTGCTTAAATCTAGCCATGTCAAAATTTAGAACATATAGACCAATGGAAAGTCCCATGATTGAATCATCGTGGAAGGATCGCTTGTGATCCGCAACCCGATTTCCAGCAATTGTAACGAACGTTTTTAGCTCATTCAACAGCCTAATTGATCTAATAATTACATCACCCAAGTGAACGGCTCTTTGCAGTTCAAGAAGGACGGAAGCACGATTGTTACCGATAAAGAAACCGGGGATCAAATCCACCACCATTGTAGCACCATCACCCATTGTTTTATGTCCTTTTTTAATATATCCCTGAAGTCTATCTCTTGAAGGTTTATGTGTTACCTCTGCATAGTGGACACTTTCGTATCCAGTTTCAAGTAATTTCTCAATAGTTTGTATACCAAGTCCACCTGTGATATCAACAACACAATATGCATCATTATATCTTTTTCCATATTGATATGCAATTTCAGAAAGCATTTGTGGTGTTACTTTTCCGTAATATTCGGCAACTTGTTCAACTTTATGTCTTTTGATTTTAACCTTTTTTATTTTGTCACCCTTTTTAATTACTCTTTCTTCAATAATCTCAATTGTTTTTAACATGTTAATTGTTGAGTTATCTTCACCGTGTCCTGAAGACGCATCAATTGCCATGATATAGTCTTCACCAGCCAATGGGTCTTCCCAAATCCACATATTATTATCCATGTATTCTTGACGAATTGGTGTTTTAATTTCTTCTTCTTGGACCCTTTTTAAATATTCTTCAGCAATGAAATTATCACCTGACCCCAAAAAACTGCATAATAACTCTTGGGCTATCTTACGCATATCCCCATTTGAATCTCTTACTTGTTCTTCAAACCAAGGTGAACTTGCTTCCCAACCATCATCCATTAATTGAATTCTTCTCTCCTTACTCCAATTTTCGTCTTGAAATCTTATTTCATTTTGTTTGCTCTTATTCTTTATCCAACACAAGTCTTTGTTATATCTGGGGTCATTATACCACCATAACTCAACGGCAACAAAACTATTTTCTTTTTTGCGTGCACCGTCAAAATGCTTATAAAAAACTGCATCGAGACCAGAAGGCGTATTATGAGTAATTGCTTGATTGTAAATTAATGAATGATGAAAATCATTTTCTTCATTGGGTTCATTTGGTAACGAGAAATCATATGTATAGTTTTGTGATTTCTCGATTGAATTTATTTTTGTCCAGTATTGATTTTTATTTAAAATTGGCGAAATTTCATTTAATAATTCGTTACTAATATTATTTTTTTCCAATTCAACAAATTTTAATAAGGTCTGTCTTGATGAAGGTAAAGAATCTTGTTTTTTTCTATTAATCCAACTTTCAATTTTTATTCCTTTTGATTGTAATTCTTGTAATTTTCCATAATATTTAATTTCGTTATATATTTTGTATGCAATTTCCTTACCGTTGGGTATGTTATCAACAACACCACTATGTTTAATTAATTCTGAATTAAACATACTCATTTTAATTTGTTTTCTTTCAAACCTAAAACCAATTTCAGTAAAATATTTAATAGCAAACGAATTTGTTGTAACAATGGTATATACAACCGAACTTACTTTAACTTTTTTTGTTGGAGGTGTTGTTGATTTTCTATAATCGGTTAAAATACCAAAATTTCCCAATAACATCCTAATTTGATTAATCATTTCAAATGAAGATAACCCAATTCCAACACTAATTTTATTGGATTTTTTGAATGTTGACCAACCATCACCATCCATTATTCCTTGGATCATTGCAATAGTGTTTTCTCTACTCATTTCAAGTAAACGAGAAGGTATAATTTTCTGAGGTGCTTTTCTTGATAAATCAAATCCCAAGTATTCAAAAAATTCACCAATATTTTTTGAGTTTATCGTATAGTGAATTCCATCGAAATAATATTTAAACCCTATTTCATCAAAAACATGTGACAATGAATCTCCGCACGTTAATGTTATTTGGGTTGTGTGTCTTTTTCCGTTTCGATTAACGTTGCGCATATAACCCTCGCTTAAATATAATCCAATGAAATATGCTAAATTTTGATTAATTTCTGTAGGTTTAAATACATTTTTCGTATTTCTTGTTAAAGTTGGTTTAAAGTCGCTACAATCATCATTATTGCCCCATATATTCATTCCATATTGAATTGACACATAATCTCCCAGCTCTAGTTCAGATGCCTTATACCAGTCGTATTTAGCTTCTTTTACGCAATATGCCCAGTACTTATGATTACAACTTGATTCGAGTTCGCTGAATGTAGTTTTAATTTTTAACGTATCTACAAATCCATTATTGAAAAATATGTTACCTTTTCTTAATTTATCTTTACCTAGAATATTATAATCTTCAATGATGTGTGCACCCAACTCTTCGTTTGAAATAAAATCTTTGATTTGTTTAATTCCTTTATCGGTAAATAAATAAGTATCTTTAGTTACACAAGACACCATGATAGCGCCACCACCAGTACCCAACGTTGGTTTAGCAGCAGTCCAAAATTTATCTCCCTTTTCTGTCCACGCAGTTTCATCCCAAAAAATCAAAGTCGGTGTCATACCACGAAGACCACCTTTTGCGGAAAATGCACCTAATCTTGAATTGTTATCATAAATTTTTAATTTTTGAGTGTCTTTGAATTTTTCGTTACTTTCTCTACCAGTTTTAGGTCTCAACCACGCTGGACAGCAGTCAATAAATAAAACCACATCGCTCATAATTTCATCACGTGCTGTTTCTAATTTATCTGCAATGATTGCGACTTGTCTATTTGCGTTAAACATTATATACCAAGCTATGTATGCACAGGTGGTTGTGGAGACTCCCGCCTGTCTATATTTATTTGCAATTGTAAATCTACTATCCAGATATGTGTTAATCAAGTCTTTCTGAAAATCGAATAATCTAAATGGAACTATTTGACCAGCAGTGCCTTGTGTTTGGTCAAAGACTGTTAAATAGGTTTCGATAAAGTATATTGGGTCTGTTGCACAGTGAATATATTCAAATTCTTGTTCGGGTATTGTTAATTCACTTGCTTTTTTGGTGACTCCGTTTTTGGTGTAAACGTATGCTTCTACTTTACCAGTTTTTTTTCTTAGTTCATCTGCTTTTTTTCTGGCTGTTTCTTTTTCCTTTTCTCTTTGAAGGTCGAGAGGTATTGCTGGGGTATGTTCGGGTACTAAGTCTTCGAATTCTTTTATTTTTTCTGCTTCTTTTTCTTCATCAGATAAATATCGTCTCATTGATAATGTTTACAATAAATACGATTGAATTATAATTTTTTATAATTTCATTTCAAACACAATTTCCCCACAATCATAAATTTGGTTTGTTTGACTGTTGTCGCTTGTCTTAAATCTACAATATTCCCCATTTTCGTTTTTAATATAAGACCAACAATTTGGTTCTAAATACTTTAAGAATTGAAAACCAATTGATTTAAGAAACGATCCTTGGTTAAATCTTCTATCAATTAATGTTGTAATTGTTTTTGGTTTGTGTTTTTCTATAAAATAATTAAGAAGCGAATTAATTCCATTGGTAACGGAATAATTTATTTTATCACAAAACCTAATTAGTTCATAGTTATCGTTAATTTTATTAAGAGTTATTATCGACACCAATTCATTTTCGAGTAATAGTCCGAATCTAAATTCAGAAACAGTATCGCCATTAATATGATTTTTAATTAAAAAGTTATTTGATGTTTCTAAATCAACCTCAAGAATCGTTAATTTATTTTCTGGAATTATATTAGAAATTAAATTTAGTTTATATTTAATGATATTTTTAATAATTTCCCTTTTATGTAACCATTCGTCTTCGAATATGTGAATTAGTTGAATATTATTATTTTCACATAAGTTAGTTTTATCTAAATGATAGTTTTTCTTTTTATATTTTTTGCTGTGCCAATAAAGCCCATTATATTCAAGTCCAATACCATGTTCGGGGATATAAATATCAATTTCTTTTTTATTTATTTTAATTTTTTCTGTTTTAATTTTTAAATCATTTTCAATAAACGATTTAACTTCCTCTTGTCCAATGGAATCCTGTTTATCGATTGGATGACATTCGGTGCAAATATTAACTTTATAGAGAAGTCTATTTCTCAGGTTGTTTTTTGAAATAACGAACTTATTATGTTTCTCACAATAATTTCTAATTTCCAAAATATCGTTTTCTGAAATTGTGATGTTTTCTATACTTAAACCAAGTTTTTGTGCATATATTTTTAGTGCTTTGGTTTGATTATTTTTCTTTTGTTTAATTAAATAATCTTCACTTAAAAAATATCTATTAATATTATATTTGACTTGGTTAGTTATATTTAAATTATCTTTTACTATCTTGGACTTCATTGGATTTTCGTGTCCATATTTAATAACACATGTCAATTTTTTGTTATCGTTCTCTCCAATAATTTGACATTTGTTTGAACAATAGTTGTGATATCTGTTTTTGATTCTGTGAAAATTAAGATTGTTTTCACAACCAATATTTTCACATTTGGGAATTTCGATTATATTGTTAGTATAGTTAAAAATGTACTGTTTCCAAATAAAATTATTATTTGGGTGA